CATGCGATTCAGACAGGGCGGTCTGATCGGACACCCTGAAGATTATATCGACGAGAAGGTCGAGCAACGTAAAAGGAATTATTACTAATGGCAGTAGCAGGATTAAGAGCAGTTTATCAGTGGGTGTTAAGAACGATGATGAAGTCGAAAGGTGAGACTGGAATTGTTCAAGCACTTCCTAATAAAGACTTAATAGAACTTAACACACAAGTTACAGCACAACGTTTAATGCAAAATGGTATTGATCCAACCACTTTAAAAAATCCTGATCAGGTGGAAAACGTTATCAAGATGATAGAATCTAAACCTACAACAGGAGGAGTTACATCTGCAAAATCTGCAAAAGTATTTGACATGGAAGGTAAAGAAATACCAAAAGGTTCTAAAATTATGGGTGGTAAAGCAATTGATGATGACCTACCACCACCAGGTAGCCGTGGTGGCAAAGATGATATTGCAGCTCCAATACAATCGGCAGATGAATCGTTAAGAGATATGACAGAAGCAGAGATCAAAAAGAAATTAGAAAAAGCAAATAAAAAAGGTATTGCTAATATAAAAGCAAGACAGAAAATGATAGATGAAGCAATCGATAATGTATCACCAGGATTCTCTGGTGATTTAAGAGTTGACGCAGATCTGGTTGCAGAAGAAATGGCAACAAGAATGGGTAAAGTATATGATGATCTTCCTGACTTAGAGGGAACAAGATTGTATGGTGAAGCATATGATGCATTATCTAAAAAAAGATTTGATCCAGATGGTATGGCACAAGGTGGACGTGTAGGTTTAAAAAAAGGTATGGACAGAAGAACGTTTATGAAAATTATGGGCGGTCTTGCAACACTACCTATTCTTGGTAAATTTGTTAAACCTATAACTAAAGCTGCACCAGTGGTAAAAGAAACGGTAAGTAAGGCTCCAGATTATTTCTTTGCACTAATTGATAAAATTAAAAGATTTGGAAAATCAGTTGATGATCCAGTTGTTGATTCAAGAGTTGAACAAACTTACAAATATAAAAACTATGAGTTAAGAGAAAACGCATATGGTGAACCAGGCGAAACTATTATTACAAAAACAGATGACATGGGTGAGTTTGGTTACAAAGAAGAATCTATGAGATTTAAAAAAGGTGGACCTACAGAAGATGGGGTAGTGCCAGACGAGTATGAAGAACTAACCCTTAGACCAGATAGAGAAGGTAAATTAAAAGACGTTGAAGATGGAATAGAAGATATATCAGAGATTATAGAAGAAGCTACAAAATCTGCACCACCAATTAAAAAAGCAGGTGGCGGTATTGCTAGAATGTTAGGAGAATAAACACATGTCTCAAAACAAAATGCCTCCTGATCAATATAGTCAGATGATTAAACATTTGATTAGAAGAAAAATACAAAATCCTTTTATACCAGATAGTGCTATTGAAAGACCAAAAAGAATTTTAGAAATAGAAGCGTTTAAAGATTTTAACAAACGTAATCCACAGGCTGATGGTGGACGGATCGGGTTTAAAGATGGACCTAGAAAAATTTATAAAGTTGCAAGACCCATTACTGATGTAGATAGAAAACAAAATCCGGACATACCAAAAAATGCAAAATTTAAAATGCAGGTTCCAGGAGGGAAATTTAGAGGTAAAGGTTCTTCTACTGAAATGATTTATGATACAAGTAAGTCAGAATTAAATAAACGTCTTAAAGAAATAGAAAGTAATGTGTATGTAAAACCAAGCAAACTAAAAGAACCAATTCCTGATGATAAATTTTTGGTTAAAAAAAGTTCAAAAAGAATAAAAGAAAATATTAATGAGATTGAATATGAAGAAGTTTTAGGTAAAAAAAATGTTCCAGAAACTTTTAAACCAACTGGTAAGATAATAAAAAAATACAAACCTTTCATAGGACCAGATAAAATAACTATATCTGGACTAGGTGCGGATACGTTAAAAGAAGCACAAAACTTTGTTAAAGATTATAGAAAAGCAAATCCTATAAAAGTTAGAGTTAGAGATCCTGAAAAAGATTATAGAAAAAAAGATATAAGAAGACAGTTTGAAAAAGATTTACAGGGTAGAACAATACAATTTGGTGCACCAAAAGGATATACAGCGCATCATATGCTACCTCTTGCAGGGAAAGCAGATGTAACAGATAGCGATATAGCAATTATTAGTAATAAAATGAATGCAGAGCTAGCACAGTTTGACAAACCAATGAATGCATTGGTTAATGAGGCGTATGCTTTAGATTTTTCTAAAGAGGGTTCTTTGAAAAGAATGGACGAAATAAATAAAGAACTAGCTGACATTGTTAAAAAAGCTGAAACTACATTACCAAAAAAATATAAAGGATTGATTGGTTTTAATAAACTAACTCCAGTTCTTGGTGAGTTTGATGCTAAAGGTAATCAAGTGTTTGATATGGAAAGAATTGGTGCAGATTATAAAAAATCTATTAGTGGTAAAAAAATAGGAACACCTCTTCGAGATCTAAAAAGAAGTAACATAAGACAAATGGTTTCTGATGCTCCAACATTTAAAGCAAAAATACCAGGACTAACAGATTTATTTGAAATGGCTAAAAGTATACCTGATGATGTTAAAAGAGCAAAATATTTAAAAGCTGGTTTTAAAACTTTGGGTATAGCGGCAGCGCCACTTGTTATCTATGATACGTATAAAGCGTTTGAACAAGGTAAACCAATTTTAGAAGCATTAGAACAAGGTTTTATCGGAACAGATTTGATTGGTGGTACAAAAAGAGTTTTATCACTTACACCTGAAGAAAGAGAGGCGAGAAGTGTCGTTAAACAAGATGCATTAAAAGATTTAAATTTAGAGATGCCTATGGGTTTTGGTTTTATAGAGGGTCCTACTCCAGATACGGACATGACTTTACAAGAGGCACAACAAAAAATGGATGCAGGAATACAGAGAGTAAAAGAAGCCGAAGCACAAAAAAATTTATTAAGATCACAAAGTAGAGGTTTTGGAACACCTGTAATGGCTGATCAATTTTTAGCAGGTGGTGGTATTGCAGGTTTATCAGGTGGCAAAAAATCAGGACCTCCACCAATATCAGGACCAACACCGGATGGTGATGAAGGGTTGCCAGCAGCGTTTAAAAATGTTAGGAAGAGGTAGGAGTATTAAATGGCAGAAATAGACAAAGGACTCCCGAACACTAGAACTAAATTAGATATCCCTTCAGAAGAAGAGATAGCAGAAGAAGTTGCCGTTCAGGAACCAGAAAAAGGACCAATAGAAGTTATACCAGAGGAAGACGGTGGTGTAACATTAGACTTTGAACCAGGAGCGATCAATGTCCCTGGAACCGAATCACACTTTGACAATCTTGCAGATCTTTTACCAGATGAAGTTTTAGAACCAATCGGTAATGAGATGACTCAAAACTACATGGACTACAAAGCGTCCAGAAAAGATTGGGAGCAAGGATACATACAAGGATTAGATCTTTTAGGATTTAAATACGAAAACAGAACAGAACCATTTCAAGGAGCTTCAGGTGCAACACACCCAGTGATGGCAGAAGCTGTTACACAATTCCAAGCACAAGCATACAAAGAATTATTACCAAGTGATGGACCGGTCAGAACACAGATCATTGGTGTAAAAAATCCTGCAACAGAGCAGCAAGCACAACGTGTAAAAGATTTTATGAATTATTTAGTTATGGATCAAATGAAAGAATACGAAGCTGAGTTTGATTCTATGTTGTTTCATCTACCATTAGCTGGATCAACATTTAAAAAAGTTTACTATGATGTAAACCTGGGACGAGCTGTGTCAAAGTTTGTACCAGCAGATGAATTAATCGTTCCGTACACGGCTACCTCATTAGACGATGCGGAAGCGATTATTCATACAATTAAAATATCTGAAAACGAATTAAGAAAACAACAAGTCAATGGTTTTTACAGAGATGTAGAGTTAGGACCACCAGGCAATGTTGAAAAGAACGAATTAGAAAAAAAAGAACGTGACCTAGAAGGTAGTAAAAAAACTGGTAAGAATGAACCTGTTTATACTTTGTTAGAGTGTCATGTTAATTTAGACTTAGAAGGTTTTGAAGAAGTCGGTGCAGACGGACAACCGACTGGAATAAAATTACCTTACATCGTAACTGTTGAAGAAGGTAGCCGATTAGTTCTCTCCATACGGAGAAACTATGCGCCCGATGATCTAAAGAAAAATAAGATCCAATA